GCTGCCACGTAGGCCACCTTGTCGCCACGACGCACGAGCTGGCCGTCCACATCCGCGGCGTCGTAGGGCATGATTACGCCCTTCAGCCCGCTCAGCATCGTCGGGTTGCCGGCATTGGCCCGCCAGGGCTTCGCCGGATCGGCCGACGCCTGATCCTGCTTGACCAGCGAGATGCTACGGCCGTTCGCGTCGATCAACCGCTGAGCCGTGGCCGCGAGCGATACATAATCGACCATGGCTAGGCCCTGCGCAGCTCGATCGCGAAGCCGTTCTTCAGCAGCTCCTTGAGCCACTCGTCAGCGACCGGATACTCCGGCAGATTGAAGTCGCTCACGAGCGGCGAGGACGCTGCCGCCGGCTTCGTGCGATAGGCACTCTTGCTGACGTCGCTGTAGCGCGTCTCCTCTTCGAGCGGCCCAACCTTCTCGCGCTTGCTCACCACCTGACCCGAGACGCCACTGGTGACGCTGCCGGTGGCAGGATCGAGCGTGGAATAGGGCCGGGCCGGCAGGGGCAGCAGCGAAATCTGAAGCGCGATCAGCGCATATTCCGCCACCGCCTTCTGAAGCGGCGCCGGGACGCCATCCCAGAGGAAATCGTCGTTATCGAACGCGGCGATCCGCGGCCACTCAAGGCCCTGAGCACGGTCCTCCTTGTAGCCGCGGAACCGCGCACCGAAACGCTTGTCCACGTAGTCCGTGGCGCGAATGATGGCCGCCTGCTTGTCAGCGGTGAGCGCGGACGTCCAAGTCGTGTTCCCGCGATCGCCGTGGAAGGTATCCGCGAAGGTCTCGTCGATGTAGGCATTGGCGTCAGCCACACCGGTGCCGTCTTCAAGCGTGAAGGCCATCAGCTACTCCTTGAATGCAGGCCAAAGCCCGCGGCGATCAACCCTCGCCGCGGTCCGGCCCCTTGAGCGGCGCGGTGCGGCCGGAGACCATCTGCGAGCTCATGGTCATCCGGCTGCCGCCGGTGCGGACGTTCTTGTTGCCGCTGGTCGCGGGACGCGACTTCTGCGACATCCGGCGAAACTGGTTGCCGGTGCTCCGAGTGGTGCCACGCATGGTCTGTCTCCCTTCTCTACTTCCTGGGGTCGCCCTGGACGCCGTTACCGACGCCGCGGAACTGCGAACTCGTGCCAAACACGCGACCGGCGGGCTTGGCGTTCTTCGTGGACCGGCTCACGCCATGCGACTTGCGCTTGAACGAATCGGCCGTCGAAGTGGTCGTACCTCGTGCCATGGGACTCTCCCTCATGATCTCGCCGATAATCTAGCAGCGCATGCCGGTTCTGGCAACTGAAGGACAACACGCCGCGCCCCGAGTTGAGAGCGCGGCGTGCCGCATTCGTGCCGATCCTGGTGCCGATCGCTACGAGTTGAGCGCGTCGAGCTCCTGCTGCTCGCGAGCCTTGTCGCGGTTCCACTCCGGCGCCGCGGCCTCGACGTCCTTCCGCGTGATGCCGGCCGAGCCGTAGGCGGTCTCGACGGCGGTCATGAGCGGCAGACCGTCCTCGGTCCAGTGGTCGTCGTTCTCGGGATCGAGACCATGGATGGCCTTCAGCAGCGCCGTGTCAGCGGGCGTCACCGGCTGTGCTTCACCAGCCCCACCCTGCTCCGGCGACCGCTCGGGAACCCCGGCGTCCGACTGTCCGTTCCCACCGGAAACGTCCGGGCCGGTCCCTTCCGGGGCTTCACCTGATCCGTTCCCGTGGTCGTCGCTCGGCGGGGAAGCCCCTTCCCCTTCCGGCTGAACGTGGCCTTCGCCACCGTCCCCTTCCGCCGGCTGAGCTTCCCCCGAAGAATTACGCTGGCCATCGGCGGCCTCCTTGTCCCGCTTCTGGGCGGCGCGAAGCTCGTCCGAGCCCTCCAGAAACGCCTGATACGAACGGCCCATGTACGTGACCAGCCCTTCGACGGCCTCCATGGTGCCGTGGAGTTCCAGCACGCCCTCGACGAACTGGTGCCCCTTGAGATTCACGCTCTTGCCGGCATAGGGGCCGGTCAGAACAAGCCGGTGAGTGCGCGGCTCTGCCATCGTCATTCTCCTTGCTTTTTCAACGGATCTTGCCCCGGCCCGCCGTAGCGGAACCGGGGTGATCCTTGGGTTACGCCTTCAGCGAAGCGTAGAAGGCCGGGACCTCCACCGTATCGGCGCCGAGCACCACGGTGAGGGCATCGCCGGACGCACCCTGATCGGTGATCGTACCGACGAAATCCGGAATGGGCGCCGCGTCGCCACCGTCGAAGGTGGTCGGCGGCAGGAACTCGACCAACACCTGCTTGTCGCCGAGGCCATCCGTGGTCTCCGCGATGGTCAGGGTGTTCGTGGTGCCATTGTAGGCAGCGCCAGCGATGATCGAGACGCCGTTGAGCGCCGTCACCATGAGCGCGGCGATCGAGTCGACGGTAGCCGACGCGGCGCCGGTGACGGTGAGATCCACGACCGGCGAGCTGTCGAGGACGGCCACACGCAGACGGTAGCCCTCCAGGTCGGCGCCGGCGGCGATCTCGGTGACAGTAGCCGCGGCCCAGGCCGCATCGCTGTCACCGGTATACTTCGCCGATGCGATCGCCTTGGCGTCGCCGGCGCTGTTGGCGTACACGACCATCGTGTCCGCGCCGTCCGGAAGGAAGGTGCGGGCGTTGGCCGGCAGCTCTACGAGATATGCGGGCATGATGCGGTCCTCCTTGTTGCGGAAGGCGGTAGAGCCCCAGGCCGCTAAGCCTGGGGCTCACACCGAGTCCTAGTTGGTGATGCCGTCCGCGCAGGCCAGACCCTTCTCGGAGAAGAGGGCCAGACCCGAGTACCACTTGACGCGCCAGATGTGCTCGTCCGCGTCCTCGGCCTCGCCGACGTCGACCACGTTGATGCCCGACATGCGCTCGGCGGTCAGGCCGGCGATGCCGTGCTGGCGCGAGCCGTCGTCGAACGTACCCGCGAAGATGGTCGTGGTGTTGCTCGACGAACCCTTGCTCTGGTTGACCGGGATGTAGTCGTTCCGGAAGATCGGAACGCCCGAGTACGCCGGCACCTCGGCGCCGCTCGGCAGCTCAACGACGTCGCCGATCGACGCGCCGCCCAGGCCGCGCAGCAGGGCCTTGTACGAGCGGATGGTCCGCGCGTTCATGGCGATGTAGTCGACCTGACCGTCCTTGTCGACCACGAGGTCCATCATCTCGTCCATCACGTCGAACGAGAGCGCCGTGCCGTTGGTGCCGGTGGAGGCATGCTGGCCAGCGGCGCACAGGTTGATGAGGCCGTTGAACTCGTTGGACGCGCCCGTGCCGTTGACGAGCATGTCCTGGTACTGCCGACCGCAGCTCTTCGCCTTGGAGGCGATCTGCACGGCAGTCTGATCGTTGCCGTCACCCGAGCGGGTGTGCTGGATGAGGCCGTTGACTTCGGCGTCACCCATGATGGTGGTCAGGCTGGACGTGACCTGGGTGAAGGTGGCCGCGCCCTTACCAGCGCCGACACCCGAGAAGGTGTCGCCGACACCCGCGACGATCACATCGCCCAGCACGTTCTCGCGGTTGTACGCGAGCGCGTTGCCGTCGATGCCGTCGAAGGGCAGCACTTCGAACATGCGGTTGACCGTGATGATGTCCTCGATCACGCCCATGATGAGCTCGTCCTGTGCGAGCTTGGCCGACTCGGCCAAAGTGACGGTTGCCATGGTTCAAGACCCTCCTTACTGGTCCGTTGCACTGCTCGGCGCCCCTGTAGCGCCTGAGCTGATCCTGTGTCCGTTACCGGCTCAGAGGCGCAGCTTCTCGCTGCCTTTCTGGTCGGCCCCGTTGGATCTCCCTCGGAGGGCCTTCTTCCTCGTGGCTCCCGAGGAGCTGCTAGCCACCTCGGGAGTTCCACACCGAAAGTACGTTACTCGATCCCTACACGCAAGTGCAAGGGGTTGTCAAGTCCTAACGGCCGCGGCGCCGCTTCTCCAGACCCGACGAAATCTTGTCGATCGAGGACTTGTCCTCGCCACCGCGCGACTGCGTGTTCGGACGCGAAGTCGATCCCGGCGTGGTGCCGGTGCCGCCCTTCTCCTCGCTCTCGAACGCGCGAGCGAAGGCGTCCTTCGTCTTCATGTCGGCCACGAAGTCCTCGACGGCCATCGGGTTGCCGGCGCCGTTGAAGCGGACCTCACCCTGCTCGTCCATCACGCGGACAACGTACTCGCCGTCCTCGTTGCGCATCACCTTGGTGTGCGCCTGGACGTGCGGCAGGAGCAGCTCGACCGAACCCTTGGCGCTGGTCAGCGCGCGGGTGGCGACGTCGTTGACGAGGTGCTTGGTCAGCGCCTTGTCGCGCTTGCTGATCTCCTCGTCCTTCGCGGCAAGCTCCTGCTCGTGCTTCTTGGTCATCTCCTTCTTCACGTTGTCGAGGCTGACCTTGAGCTCCTTGCCGTTCTTGGCCTGATCGACCAGCTCGTCGATCTTCGACTTGAGGCCCTCCGCCGTGCGGCTGTCATCGTCGATGCCGAGCTCTTCCATGATCGACTCGAACGCCTTGAGGGCCTGCCGGCGCTGCGCGCTCTCGTCACTGGCCTTCTTCTTGTCGGCGCGGGTCTGGTTGAGGGCCTTCGCGGTGCCGCTGTAGTCGCCCACGATACCCTGGAACTGCTCGCCGATCTGGAACTTGCCGGCATCGTCACCTTCCGCCACCTCGACGTAGAGCGGCCGGTACTTCTCCGGCACCCCTTCGAGGTTTTCGACGGTCTGATTCTTCTCGAAATCGAACTCGGCCATCGTCGTCACTCCTTTTTTGGTTCGGCGTAGCGGAGGATCACCCTCCGC